ATCTGAACTTCTTCTACCTCTTCCTTCTTCATCTTCGCATACTTGACAGCGGGAGAATGCTTACCTAGCATCAAACGCTTATGCTTCTCGTCTTGGGTCTCCGCTTTCTTACCCTTAGCTGCATCCATACGAGCAGCACCCTTAGGGTCAATACCCTCTTTCAGAGTTTTAGTATCGATACCTGCGGCTTTCATAGCACGCAGTTGAGCAGGACTAAATTTATTCCCTTGCATGGATATAAAGAGTTCTTTTACTTATTTATATCTAAATACTTGTACTACCTGAATAACGATAAAATGGCGAGACAAGGTATTAATACAGGAACAGCTCCTAATGATGGAACTGGTGATACCCTGTTTGTTGCAGGTGATAAGACTAACGATAATTTCATTGAACTATATGACCTTCTGGGTAATGGGAATGTCCTAGCACCCGGTGTTGTCACATCAATTACGGCAGGAAGCAATATTAGTCTGAGTGGTTCAACCGGTCAGGTTCAAATCACAGGTATTGCAGCGACTAATAATGTAGCGACAAATACCCTGACAGTTGCTGGTGTATCCTCAGTTACCAACCAAGTTAAAATCTTGAGTGATGATGGTACTCCCGGTAGGATTGATTACTACTGTGAGTCTGGTAATGCACACTACACCAGACTGCAGGCTCCTCCACACGCACAATACTCTGGTAACAACACAGTTGTATTACCTGTAACATCAGGAACTCTTCTGAACACTGATGGTAGTGGTTCTGCACTTACTGGTATTGTCACTACTATTGTAGCTGGTAGTAATATTAGTATTAATCAAGGAACTGGTTCTGTTACAATTACTGCAAACACTGGTGCTGCTGTAACTGATCTCCAGATTGGTTACGCTTCTACCACTGGTGACACTCCTACAGTTGTCGGAACAGCTGTAACCCAGGTTAATTTTGTTGGCACAGGTTATACAGTCACTGTGGCAAACAATGTTGCGACAGTCAGAAACCTTGGTATGGGTATGACATCCATCAACTTTACCAGTGCTGGATATGGTGCAACGGTAACGGCAGGTAGTCAAATCTCTTATACAGCCACAGCATCTGATGCTAATGCAAACTTCTTTATTGAAGACAAGGCAGGTCTTCAGATTGGTATTAACTACGACTCAGGTATCATGGGTGGAGGACAAAATGCCTCTGCTGGAACCTACGATGTCAAACTGAGAGCAGGTACCCTGTTTGGTTTGTCTGAACCCTACAATGTAAGGTTTGTAATCTCACCATTTACCTTGACCATGAACACGATGTTTGGTGATCCAAACTCGTATGTTGCGATGACCGATACAGATAACGATGCAACTTTCGTATCACTCTCTACATACGGTCTGGTTGCCTGGGATGGTTCGGCATATGTTGTCGATAGAGACAACAGTGTGTATTCAGATGCTCAGAAACACGCACTGTATTATGACAACACTAATAACGAACTGTATGGTTACAGACGTGAGTCAGATGGAAACATGACCATCCGTAAATGGACTAGTGTTTCTTCTGCTGCAGATGGTACTAGTGTAGGATCTGGAACAGAGATGGGCCTTGAGTCTGTCTGCGATAAGACCTTGACAGAACAATCTGCACTCCGTAATGGTAAGAACTACGCATCACTTACACTAGATGCTGGTATCTCTAGTTTTGATGGTACATACACTAGACAATCATTCAAAGCAAATCTTGATACTGGTTCAGCAAGTTCTGGTAATGCCTTGTTTAATGCCGATGATGGTTACTGGTGGTTCCTGAAGAGTGATGATAACTCAAAAATGATCATCTATGATACTGTCAATACTGCATGGACCTATGTTTATACCGCTGGTGCTAACTGGTCTAATGCTGCTGATGGTACAGCGGTAGGTAGTCCAAACGGAGTTGAATCACAATCAATCGATGATGCTGTATATGGTGGTGGTGCTGTCCAACCTGCAGCTGAATATTCAGAAATTACATATGCCACTGGAACAGGTATTGGTAACGGAGCCTTCCAACCATTCGGTAACTACACTCACTTCTTTGGTGGTGCATTTGCAATGAAGATTACCACCTCTGGTGGTGTGTTAGATAACTTTGGTACTAAAGCTTCTCCCAATAACGGTTGGGCATACGGATTTACTCTTGAAGATCCTTGGCTTGTAACTGGTGCTGGTCAGCAAATGCTTAGTCCTGAATCAAGTTCTGATGGGTGGCATGCATTTGCACCATCAATGTTCATTATATCTTTCTCCATCTACGACTATGTGGCGTATGGTGATTCAAGTCTTGGTCCTTACAGTTCAAGCACTGGTGTCAATTTGGCATATCAACAACAATCTGCAAATATTGCAAATGCTGGTGACACTATCCAGGTTAGATTTGATGGAACTAACTACAAGATGTACATCAATGGTGTTGAGAAAATCTCCACAACCAGTCCTGTCTCTTACATGAGTTCTTCTGCAACTACTAATCCAGTCATTACTTTTGGTGATACATCAGCAATGAATGGTGGAACTATTATCAATGACTATGCTGACCCTGCTCCATGGCCATTCAGAATTAGAGACCTGTGGATTGCCAACAACGGTAACATCAGTGCAGCTGATTGTGTAGGTGTATCCACCTTCAGAAGTAGAAACATTGCATCCTGGAGTGAGTACAGTGATGTTGATGTCTATATCACTCTGGATGATAGTGGTGTTACCGCAGTCAAGGGTTCTCCAACTGTGGAGAGAAAGTCAATTACCTTCTCATAATCCCACAACAGTGTAGGGATCGAGTTCAAAGGCTAGTGTCTTCCAACTGTTTATGATATACACCTGAACTTTTTGTTCGTCGGTGTTGAATATCATAGCACCATTATTAAACGATATGGCATCTCTTTGTGCAGTCGTCAGTGTGGGAGGATAGAACTCTGATGTGGCTGTAATGATACCAGCTGTAATGGTATTGGACCTTACATTTTCGGTACCACCAGCACCAGCATTGATACCTGTCAGAGATGAACCATCACCATAGAATTTTGTTGCCTGGATTGATGTAGCACCAGTTACAATACCAAGTGTAGAAATGCCAGTAGCATTCAGTCCTGTAGTGACACCGACAATCGATAAACCACCACCTTTAATTCTAACACCGTGGTTGGCTGTGATGATACCTACTGAGTCAATGTTATTGACATCCTCATAGGTCAGAGTGCCACCAATACTTACATTACCAGTAAAGGTTGCCGTGTTAGCTGTAATTGATGTTGCCGAACAAACTCCTGTAACGGATACACCATAACTTTGAGTTTGTAGTTTGGTAGAACTAGAGTGTTGTAGATTTACCTGACTACTATCAATGATAAGAGATCCCGTCCCACTATCATTGATGTAACTATTAGATGTGTCATGATAAATCTGAAGGTCACCGTTAGTTCCTTCTGCACCACCAATGTGGAGACGCCTGTTGTCAATAATCTGTACCTTACTGTGGAAGGTCGTAATACCATTGACATCACATTGTTGGGCGATTAGGTTATTGACACTGATATTAGGAGTACCAGTCAGACCCTGAGCATTTGTAGCAACACCAGAGGTTGTGGCATAAGTTGCAATACCAGCTACATGAGAATAACTTGAGTTAGTTGCAAAGGCTGATGTTGTGGAGATACCAGCAGTGTGGGCATAACCAGCATTCGTAGAGAACCCAGCATTGACTGCATATGTGGCGGTTGCAGCATTACCAGTGATACTACCACTACTTGTAATATAACCAGCACCATTCGTCAGCTGATTATTATTTGTGGGAATGGTAGGAGTATTAGTAAAGTTGGTGTAGTCCAGTAAGAAACTAGAAGTGACACCACCAACAGTACCAGCATTAGCAGCTGACCCTGTGATATCACCAGTTACATTACCGGTGAGGTCTCCTTTAAATCCACCTTGAGATGTGACAATACCAGAGAAGGTAGCACTACCATCCGCAAAGATACCAGCCGAGATGGGGTTTGAGTCCATCGAGGGTGGTTTTGTGTTGTCCGAATAATCAGGTGGTTTTGTATTGTTGGCGTAGTTATCATCATTGGGGTTACGTAGAATAAAACCACCAATAGATGTAGTAACACCTGTAACGAATATATTTGTTCCGTCTAGATTCTTTGCATCAATATTACCGGTAACACTTACGTTACCAGGATATCTGATAGTATCACTACCGAAATCCTCATTCCAAGGATTGACTGTATATACGGTAGTTGCAATACCAACACCGCCCGTGTCCTGAATGGAGAACAGCTTTCCATCAAAAGTGTTTAGAGCTATCTCGCCTAACTCTAAATTATTAAGCGTGGGACGTTTTCCAGCGACTGCCGATCGCTTAAACTTAATCTTTGGAGATGCCATTATATCGAGCGGTATATACCTTTAATCTGTTATATAACAGATATTAGTATTTAGAACTCGCCCCCATCGGCCTTCTTACGAATAGGCTTCTTTGGTTCTAGTTTGGCTTCTAATTCTTGGATTCTTTCGTTCTGCTTTCTGATAATATCATTCTGATATGCAATCTTAGATTCCAGGATAATACTCTGGGTAAAGTAATCAGTCATTTTATTCTGTAGGGTATTCACGTAAAAATTCAGTTCTTCAGCATTCATAAGGGGAAGTCAATCCCCTTATATATCAAGTGAACGCACCACCGTCAACTGTGATGTTCTCCAGAACTCTAGTAGCACCTGAGTAACCGATGACCTGTGAAGATCCAGCCTGGTCATTAATCCACAGACCCTTGGCTTCTACGACTGCCCATGCATTTACAGATGCAACAGAGTCACCAGCACCAACCGTGGTAATAACAACATCGGTTGCAAAACCGATTCGCATGTCCTGACCTTCTGCAACCTTTGCGAACATCGCCGCAATCTTAGCATTGGTAGAATTAATACCAACGTGGTTGTAGTACATCGTGATACCACTGTTCTTAGTGGTAACCGCTGCAGGTGGTTGAAGAGAACCATTTGGAAGTCTTTGGAGACCCAGTTCAATAACAGGTGATACAACTCTCAGGTCTTCGATGTCAACATTGGTAACAGAACCACCAACTGACAGATTACCAGTGATATTAACATTACCACCGAATGTACCGTTACCAGTCAGTTCAATGGTTGTACCCTTGAATGTTCCTGCGGTAGAAACACCAGTGATGGTATTATTAACACCAGTGATGTGGTCGATGTGACCCTGGCTCCATGCAAAGGATGCATTACCCAGATTCCTAGTTGCATCAGGAGTAGGAATCAGGTTACTGTCAATTCTGGCTGTGACAGTCAGAGTATCAGTATTGGCATCACCAATATCAGTGTTACCTTGGAATGCTGCACCGTTCGTAGCAGTTAAGGTTCCCTGAGCTTCAAGGTCAGTAGCAACTGTAACTTTACCTGTAGAGTCGGCAAGTGTAATTGCTGCTGTTCCATCCTTCGCTTGGATAGCTCCAGTCTCTACAGTTGGAACATCCAGTTCAGTCGTAATGTTGACTGTTGCAGGAAGACCAAATGTAACAGTGTTGTCAGCTACTGCGGTATCAACCTCACCGGCAGTACCAGAGAAAGTTAAGGTTTCAGCAGTCTGGAATACATCAGCAGTACCTGTGTCTGCAGCAATTGCGAAGGTGACAGCAACACCAGCCAATGAATCTTCAAGGTCTTGTAAGGCTCCCTTGATAGTTTCATTATCAGCAATAATAGAACCAGTGAAGGATCCAAGATTGGTAGAGTCTTTTGGAACACCAGTAAGAGTTACCAGGTTGTCAATCGCAGCTCCATCGTCTGCAATATCTCTACCATCAACAGTTCCACCAACAACCACATTACCCGTAAAGGTAGCTGCAGCACCGGTAACATTACCAGTCAGGTCACCATCAAAAGTTGCTGCAGTAATCGCAAGACCAGCAGCAACAATACCACTGTTATTAATAGTAACGGCAGAACCAACAACTACACTCTCAAAGGTGGATCCACCACCACCGCCACCCAGGACGTAAGCTTTAATTCTTTGAGCTGAAGTCTTTCTGTTAGTACCAGTTGCACCATCGTCAACGATGAACAGGTCAGCATCTACAATAGCAGCACCGATATCAGTGGCACCGTCGATGTCAATATTGGCTACATTGACATCACCAAACGAGAGAACTCCAGATGCATTAGATTGGAGAACCTGACCTGAGGTAGAGGCATCTGTACCAGGTAACTGGAAAGTTAAGTTACTGGCAACAGTGCCAGGAGCCTTAAGTTCAACGTAATTACTACCGTTATTTGTTCCTTCTAGAAACTTGACTCCACTACCAGCAGTAGTAGTATTCAGTGTCCAAAACTCACCACCACCAATTAGTTGGTTACCGTCATCAGACCCAACATATAGTTGGTGTCTGTCAGTAGTAAAACCGGGTTCCCCTACCGCTAGTGAAGGTAGATCAGCTAAGGCGCCTCTTTTAAACTTAAGGGTAGGAGCAGCCATGTCTCTTTTTACACACTTTTCTTAATTTTATTTATTCAAATTCTCCATAATCTATACGGCCATCTTGGATACCATCTCCAAGATCGACGATGTTGAATGGTGTCTTGAATATGTAAGTATTTGTTGTATTGTCGAAGGTGAGAACACCATCGTTTGGTGGTGTTGCTGTTGTAATAGCAATACCATTGAATGCTGTAGCAGATGTGCTTACCTGAGTTGTTGCAATAAACTGACCCGAAGATGCATCAAATACTAAAGCATCTCCATTAGCAATAGAAGTAGTGGATGCCGCAGCAATGTTGGTCAGAGGACCCAGATCTACTGTTCCACCACCATTTGTAACTGCAGTTCCACCAGTCCATACACCAGCATTTGCATCGTACTGAAGGAATGTTCCATTAACCAGAATAGAATCTCTATCAACATCATCCAGGAACTGAAGGTTGACTTCACCACCGCCACCTTGGACTTCTACTTTCTGGATAGTCTCATAGAGCATCTTACGAAGCATATCAACTTCGCGTGTCAGACGGTTAATACTATTATCTTCTTCAGTAATCTGTTCTTCCTTAGGAACAAGGATGTCCAGATTTTCTTTCCATCTCTCTACGTTTTCTGAGAGTTCTTCTTGTTCTTGCTCCAGTTCTGCGATTTCTTCTTCAAACTTCTCAGCACCGGGAGAGGGCTGTAGAGGTTCTGGAGAGATGATATCAACTGATTCAATCTCTGTCGGTGTGTAGTTTTGTTTCCAGTCATCAGTCTTTACTGGCTCTTGTGGTTTGTCAAAGAAGATATTTTCAAATATTTGTGCGTCTTTCTTGCGTTTCTCCTCTTTTTCTATTAGTTTTTGCTTTGCACGCTTTTTCTCTTCGTTAAGACTTGTAAAAAGATCACCAAGGGACACTTCCCCCATGATCTCCTTAGTCTTTTCTTTTTCTTTTTTCTTCTCTCCTCCAATCAAGGAGAAGAAATCTCCTAGATCATCCATTAGACAGATACCGTAGGGAATGCCATAACACTACCTTCAAAGACTTTAGACACTGTACCTAGTCCTGAAGTCACTACAACATCATAATAGTTTCTACCTTCTGCAATAGCAGTGGTAATACCAACTGTCATTGCAAGACTGATTACACCAGTGGAAGAGGTGATACCCACTGTAAAGTCATGGGACACCTTTGCCTCTGGAAACTTTCTGACTTTTGCTACACCAGTATATCCCGTCAGGTCAAACGGTGTCTTGTCAGGGTTCTTCATCTCCAAATCTTGATTGAAGTCAGTCCCCTTGTTAATTTGAAGATTTAAACCTTGAGGTGCTATCATCAGTCTTTCTAATTATTTAGTTTCTTTGTTTACGTTCTTCAGCATTTTTTGAAGGTCTGCTGTAGAACCAACAAACAATGCATTGTTCGTGACGTGTTGTGGTTTATCTTTCTCTTCATTTACATCCTTCAGTTTCTTCTGAAGGTCCATCAGTTTATCTGTAGCATCAGACACACTCTTAATCAACTGCCCAGCTACTTCATAGGCACGTGGCATTTCACTCTCTTGAGCAAGCTCTAAGATACCGTTGATGGCTTCTTGTCCTTTTTCAATGATTGAATATAGATTACCCCTGGTGTATTCATAGTCTTTACGGA